TTAGATATGTTTATTGTGGTTGTTTCTTCTTCTTCTGCAGGAAGTGTTATATAGATATTAATAACAGGAGAGTTTGCAGTAAGTGTGCTATCAAATGGAAATGCAATGCGATCATTAACATACTGATCAAGATTCGTTTGTACTGTATCCGAAGTTACATTACTAGGAAGTGTCAAATCTTCACCTAACTGGTATGCAAGTGTTCCTTGACGAAGTAACTCGTAATCAATTAACCTCAATCTTCCTGATTCGTCTAATGTTACATAACCACCATCTGTTGCAGTTGAATCCACATTATAGAATCCACCTGCCTGAATAGTAGTTGCTAGAGGAACACCTCCAGTTACTAAGATATAATCTGACCAAGCTCTAGGACCGCAACCTGTTACTTTGTAATAGACTGTACCGATAAGGGCTTCAGAAGAATCATAGAAATCAATTTCAAAATAATCTGCGTTGAGTGTTCCTCTATATGATGTGAAGCCAAATAGTGTATTGGCATCTTCATCAAATATTCTAGTCCACTTACTCTGATCCCACGCTCCAGTAGTCGACCCAGTAGCTATATATAATCCGCCATTGTATGCTGCATAGTCATTAGAAGAATAACTATGAGATTCGTCATACCAATCCGCAAGATGAGTTAAATCAGTTAAAGTTAATTGGTGGTCATTAACAGTAATTTGATAGACCTTTGCAGCGGTGCCGCCTAATCTTACTCCTGAAGGTAATGTTTGTGAATATGCAATGTTTGCTACTACTCCAGGAATTACTTTATACATTGTTGAAGGAGCAGCACCCTCATCTTCAGACATCCTTGCAGATGTATCTTCTCTTACAAATATATAATCTCCATTATTATATGTTCCAGGTATTGTAGGCATTTCATATGTAGAATCCTTTACATCTAACCACAAGACCATATTACCTGCGGGAGATTGTTTGAGACTATTTACTTTATCTGAAAGATTCTTTATAACTTGAGTATACGATGCATCTACTGTACCTGGAGCTCCTGATAAATAATTAGCTTTAGGAAGTTGAATGTCTCTAAGATTGTAATATGCATACTGTCCATCTTTCTTCATAGAATCAATCTGCTGATGAGGTATAGCTAAATGAACATATCCATCAGCAGTTGACAAGAATGTAGCTTGAGGTATAGATTCATTAGGATTTGTTGATATGATTTGTGGATATGCGTCCCAAACCATCAAACTTCCTGTTGAATCACACCAAGTAGACTTATCGGAATCTCCGCCCTGACCAGAAAATGTATATAACTTCTGTGCGTTAAGGTTCTTTTTTGACACAAAGTTTTCATCAAGTACTTTATCTACATCTGCAATTCTTGTAGGATCTATGTAAGATAATTTTTCTTTATTCTGAACGATACCTGATATTATTCCACCTACATAGATAAAATCAGCTAACTTAATATCAGCAGTTACTGCAGATCTATCCGTTGTACTGTCTGAAGGAGTTTTAAAGTTCTCTCGCTTTTCAATGACTAACTGAATACCTGTATATGTGTTATCTTCGTTTTCTGCAAGCATTGCTCCTGCCATAGTACTTTCTGTACTATAGTATGCTTTGATGCCAATGCTAAGTTCGCCTGTTAATGCTTCAGAATAGCTTCGTGCAAGTTGTGCATTTGCTAAAGTTAAATCAATGGACATAGGAGATAATGATTCTACATAATGACCATTAATAACTGCTCTACCAGGAGCTATTTGAAGTATACAAGATGAAGAATTAATGACTACCCATTTATCTGCATCGAAAGGACCTGCAGGAGCATCTATTGCTACTTGACAAGCATACGTAAACGAATTATATGTTACGTACTGCCCAATTGAATATGATAATGTCGGGTTATAAGCATCAGCTTCCATACCTGACAGCAGTGATACAAAGAAGTCATCCATACTGTGAGTATACGAAGGACCTATTTCATATTTTACATCAGGATTTGTTCCGACCATTTCTCGGGAACGAAGATTATATTCAGTAACTAACTGACCTCCTTTGGTAGAATTACTTAAAGGGAATATGTTAGTTGTTGCTACTGTAAATGTTGGAAAATGCATTTATGCTCCTCCTAGATTCTTATATATATATATAACTATTTAAGGTATCAAGTTGATGTTGTTGTCATTCCTAAAGCCAATGCGTTTATTGAATCAATGAGAGATAATCCGCCTACTTGTGAATTATTCTGCTGCATTATTGCTTCAAGTATGATGACAATCTTACCTAACAATACGTTTGTTTGCAGCTGAGGATCCATTGTCTTGAGCTCATCTTCAGTAAATGCTTTCATTGCATTTGCGAGTGCTAACAATGTTTCATTTTTAGCATCGCCTTCTGCTTGTTTTAATTCATTCCAAGCTGCGGCAGTGCTTGTTGTTTCCGAGTACTTCTTTGATGCAGCGATATATCTTATCCAATCTGCTAAGCACTGCTGGAATGTACTGCTAGTATCAACAAATGTTGCTTTGATATTTTGATTAAGCAGTGACAGTGCACTTATTACTGTAAATTCTTTAGGGTCGCCTAATCTAGTATTAATACCTGCTAGTGCGGCATCTATTGCATCTATCCGCTTATCAAATCTGCCTTCATTATCAAAGAATGGTTTGAATTCGTCTTTAACAAATGGTGACCAAATAGATGTATTAAATAATCCGTTTGTACCATTAGCATAATCCCAGAATCTTCTATTTTCAGCTAAGAAGTTTTCTTGATTAGTTCTCCATTCATTCTCTTTTAGTGCACCCGCACGACCTTGTTGTTGTTCAAAGTAATTTCTTACTGCTTCTGTTCCGCCATATTCTTCAAATACGGCTTCAGCATCAGCAATTCCAAAATCTCTTGCTGCAGCAAGATAATCATTCCAAGTGCCTGTTTTTGCAAATTCTTCTGCAGCAGCTAAATAAGCTTCCATCTGTTTGTTAGATGCAGCTAAAGCAGCTTGAGTTGCTCCTGCAGTTACTTGTCTAACGACTGCAGGAAGTAATGTAAATGCAGCTGAATGATTAAGTGCAGATTTTCCTACAGTAAATCCAGAATAGAGTGATCCATAACTAGCATTTCCACCTAGACCGGAATATGGTATGCTATTACGATATCCCATATCGTGCCTACTTGCAAATGCAGCTGATCCTCCACCTGAATCTACTAAATAGTTAAAGAAATCGCCACTAACATAATTAGTTGGATTATATTTAGCTACATCAGTTCCAAATATTTTTCCTAATGCCCAAGATAGCGGATTATTATTAATAACATCAGTAGTAGACCAGTATGAACTATTAGCCGAAGAACCTACCATCAATTCAGCAAGCGGTTTAACTAATCCTAAATCCGTACCTGTAGTTAGCAAATTACTAAGTGCGGTATAGTTAGAACCAACAGCACCTGCAGTAAGTATTGTTTGCAAATCTGCGTTAACATTTTTTGTTTGAGCGTTTACTTTAGATAGATTACTAACGCCTTTTGCAAGATACGCAATAGGATTTAAGAAATTAAGTATATTAGCAACTGAATGTCTAAGTCCTTCAATTAATGCTAACGAAGCACCAGTTAAATCGACTGCATATTGATTATTGGCAAGTTCATTAGCTATTTGCTCTTGCCACATGTGCTCTTGAACCATTCTTCCTGCTTCGCTATCGATTACGTAAGCAAGACCTTCTTCAAGAATTACATTGTTGATTTCCTGGAGCTTAAGTTGTTCTGTAGTAGTTGTTGCTTCTCCACTTGCGAGAAGGGCCATATTTTCATTTAACGAATTTGCGTTAATAGACATATCAGCAACCGCATTTGCAAGATTGTTAAAATCTACTCGTGCAAGTGCTTTCATGTCTACACCAAATACAGATGAAAGTCCTTCTGCAACTTCCATGTAATTTGTAGGGGACATATTCTGCATAGCCGATAAACTACGGAATATGTTTACAAATACTGCTTGAGGATTTGTTGCAAGTGCGTTTAAGAACTCTGTATTACCTGCGTTTATACCTGCAAGGGAACGGAGGGCAACTATAGTATCGCTATTTCCTCCAATTGCTGCATTAACTACATTTTCGACTAATCCAGAAGCAAGATCAGGTGCAATTGCACCAATTACTGCAGCTACTGAAGTAAGTGTACCTGATATCTGTGCAGCATTTGATGTTCTAGCAGTTTGAGCAATGTTTACTGCACTCGAGAATAAAGATTCTGCATTCTTTAATCCTGTAGTAAATCCGCCAGTAAGTGTTCTGCTAGAATATAAGAGATTACTTGCAAATAATTCTAATTGTTCATTAGCATAATCAATTGCTTCTGCTTGAGTTGCACCATAACTTACAGCTTCTGAAGCTAACTGAGCATATATTGAAGCATATGAAGTAAAATCCTGTCCAGGAATGGCTGCATTAAGCTTAGTTGCTTCATAAGCAAATGCTTCTGCAAGCTGTCCGCTGAGTCCTGTGTCTAATATGGAACTGAGTTTTTCAATAACATCAGTTGCGGGAATTACTTTCTCTAAGCCTTCTTCAATAAGCCTGCTGGACATGCTGGAATACAAGTCATATACGTCTTCTTTAGTATATCCTTGTGTTAGCGATATCTTAGAAAGATTTTTATCCCATTCATCATACCACTCTTTAGTGGCTTTCATGAGAATTTCAAATGGCTCTCTTGCAAGATATTCAAGGTCAGCTTCAACACGTTTTTGAGCGTTTTCTAACCGCTTCTTACGCATGTCTTCGTCTTTTGACCAAGCATTAACCCATTTTTTAAGAAAATCACCTAATCCAGTTAAGGCAGGTTTAAGTAATAAGTAAAGAACAGCAACAACTGCGCCGATTACGCCTGCTTTACCAGCAACCTTATCAAGACCTGACATAAGCTGTTGGTAATTGGCGCCCTGAGACATAGCCCCACCGGCAATCTGTGTACCTAATTTGCCTCCACCGGAAGAAGCCATTGAACCTGAACCGCTCTTAAATGCGCTAACAAGAGAAGATCCAGTACCGCTTCCGCCGATTTTATCTAAATATTTAGAAATACCTTTTTCAAGGCTCTTAGTTACATCGCTGCCTAATTTGCTGCTCTTAATAGAATCAAATAGCTTGCTTCCAAGATGCTTACCATATTCATGAGGTAAATCTTTAAGCTCAAATCCAAACCTCTTTGTGAACTCAGATAAGGCAGATTGCATACCTTTCTTAAAATCGCCGCCAGCAAGAGAATCAAGCATTTGATCCTTGATTCCTTCTTCAATATCGCCTAAGATACTTCCAGTATGCCTATATTCAGACGCTCTTCTAGCTCTAGAATTACGGCTGTATTCCATCTCGTTACGTCTATCATTAAATATAGATTGAGATGTTTTGCGTGGATCTCCAGTAGATTTAATAGTAGCAGTTAAGTCTTTTACCGCTTTAGTTAGTGCACTATAATCATCGTCATTTGCACTAAATAAATCTCTCATATCCTGCAATAAATCTGCATTATTTGAAAGTGGCTGTTGATTGTTGTTCTTGTTGTTTGGCATTTTACTTCTTATGCTTCTCTAATTGCTGTTGCCGTTCCTTTAGTTCTTTTTCAAAAGATTCTACATATTTTGTCCTTACAAAAATAGGTTGATCCATGACCCATTCTGCACTTACTGCACCTTCTGATGCTCTTGATATGAATAATGTTTCATCTATTATGCGTTCATATCTATCTTGACGCATTTGATGAAATGTTTTTATTTGTCCATTAAGTTTTATCGTTTCCCTTAGCGGATCCACTTGACTTCTCGGCACATCTATCAGCCTTCCAGGCCCTGAGATTTCCCACGGTCGGGCGAAAGAATCTATCGTCAACCAACGCGATAAATGCTGCTTCTCCGCTTCCGCATTTAGGGCAACGTGTTGAACCTCCTGCTCTAAGTCCATAATTTGTTAATTCAGAAACTTTATCTTTAAGGATTAAGAAATCTGCAGAAGTCATGCTATTTTGAATCTTGTATTTAATATCCGCAGGAGTTAAACTTGTTTCACCTTTGATAGATTTAATCATGTAGCATATTCTAGCTAAATCAAAATTTCTTTCACCATTACTTAACACAAATAACTTATCTTTATTTGCGTTAACCATATCTTGAATTGTTGGGAGTTTTAATATAATATCGCCATCGAATTCGATAAATTCGTCACGAGATATCTTTATGTTATTATCAAACTTTTCAGGAAGTGTCTTTACTTCTACTGAACGTAAATCTACTTGATATTCTCCACGAGAAGTTACATCGCATTCGGAACAAAAGATTGCATTTGTTGTTATATAGGGGCCGTAATTCAATATCCTAAGTGCTCTACAGACCCACTGAAAATCAATCTCTAACAACTTATGAAAATCACATTTTTCTTCGATTGCTTTAGGGAAGATAACATCAAGCATTGTAGCGATAAAATCTTCTCCACCTACATAATCGAGTTCTGATGCAGTTGGAATGCTCTTTAATGTGAGTATGTCAGGGATACCTGAATCTGAATACAGTCCTTTGCCTAAAAGTTCAATTCTTTCTGAAATAGCCATTTAATTTCCTCCTAAAAGTTTTTGGTAGATTGGTATTTCGATTTATTTATTTGTGTCCTTATACCTACTGTAAAAGTGTTATCGGTAGATACTGCTTACTATATCATAAAAGGTTACAACAAAATACCTACCCTGAATTCTCAGAATAGGTAATTAAGTATATGTGAAACTTTAGGCATTAGCGACCGCCGTTTAAAAATTTGTCCCAGTTGCAACCGCAGTCTATGAATTTCTTTGTATCGTCAAAGTATGCAAAAGCTAAATATGATTCTCCAGGAAGTGATCCATCTTTAATGAGGAATGATATACCTGATACAGATTCTATATCGGACTCTACAATTATATTGACGTTGTTATACTGAAATGTATTTCTCTGTCTATCGCTCATGTATTTATACAAGGTTATACATAGATATGAGGAGTACCGTAGCACTTCCTCATATCCGCACTGTCTTTATGGCAAAAACTGACAAGATGTGTTTATTGATATCAATAAAGGTTAAGTTGTTATGATGAGCTCTTCTTCAGAATGAAACCTTCCGTTGTAAGAGATATTTCCGATACGCTCCATGATGCAATCTTCTAAAAGATAAACATCGCCTTCATCGTCGTATCCGTAACCGTATATTCCACTGACGTTTCTTGTGTAGTCTCTGATTACTCTCCGGCACTCTTCAATGCTGTTGCAGAAAACTTGATGTCTGTTATTGAGCATAGTGTTACCGACTACTACCAAGTACTGGATATTATTTGCGTGTGTCATCGCCGTGTCCTCCTGATGAGTATTGATATGAATAGGCGTAATGTTATTATAATTATAAGCCCACAGGAGTAAAAATAAAAGTAAATTCGCTTATTATTTGAAAATTTAATACTTTATTAATAAATTTTATTTATGATATTCTGACATATCACCTTTCATCATTATCACTATATAATTAGCTTTGCTGTTATATATTATGTCATATACAAGAAATTTGTAGTTTGATATTTCACTCGGAAGTTCATTTAGAGGGCGTCTACCTATTTCAGTCCAATCTTCCAAAAGATCTTCAGATTCATCTTCTTCTCCGAAGGCTATTATGAATTTTACTGAAGGGACTATCTCAAATGCGTCATTGAGTTTGATTATTTTATCAGCAACTTCAGCGGGAGTTAAAACAGTCCCGCTGAATTGTTTGCTGCATAATTCTGAAAGATCATTTAAATCAGTTATCATAGTTATTACCGTATATCTACTTTAGAAAACGTACTTGTTTTCTGAAATTGAGATATGTTATCTCCTAAGTATTTTCTTAACTTGTCTCCATCCCAAGGATGCTGAGTGATCATAATGACAGAAGCTTTGTAATCATCTCCAAATACTATTAAAGTGTTGTTATCTTTTCCGCCCTTAACTCCTTTTGCATGAGCGTATTTGATGATTTCATCATCCATTTTATCAATCCAAGATTCCAACTTCTTTTTTAGAGCGACAGCTCTTCTGCGCTTTCTAACTATCTTTGAGAATTCATCTTTGTTCTTGCACATATTCTTTCCTTCCTTTCAAAACTTTCGCATCTCTTACAGTTTTCGTAGTTACCGCAAACCTTATAATACTTACATTTGGATTTACCGCCGTTATTACTAGATGTATATATCATATTTTATTTTGGTAGAATATAATGTGTTCCGCAAAATTTGCACGTCATATGTTGCTTATCTATAGATCCACCACAGCATTTACAAGTAAGCGGTGTAAGTTTATGCTCATCTATTTCAATCTCAGAAATATCTTCTAAGTCTTCACCATAAGGACTAACTAAAATTCCTTGATAAATACTAGGTACTTTATCAACCCATGCATCATAAATATCTTCATAAGATTTAACTGTGTTATTAGCAATTGCTTCTATGTTATAAGTAGTTAATAATCTTTCCCCATATCTTGTTATTCTGAAAACAAATTGTGTTGGATCTTTGTAACATTTGAATATATTAGCAAGCTGATGACATACAAATTTACTTCGTGTCCAGAAGATAACTTGATCGTTTACTACGTCATATAATGGGATAATGATTTTCATATTTTCATTGTTTGAACTATCTCCTTCGTATCTAGCTCGGATATCATCCTCAGATCTTAAAAGGATTATTACATCGGACTGGTCTCCATTATTATCAAGATGAAAAGACCAAGAAGGAGCTGGATTAACTAATTTGCTATAATTGATAACGCCATTCATATGATAGCCTCCTATTAGAATTATTGATACAAAGTTTATAACGATTCTGATTTAATTATCAAGGTTTCTGAAATACTCTTTAGGATTTGAATACTGATCGCAATCCTTAACATTACAAAAGTATTTGTAAATTGCATCTATATTGCGGAGCATATATTGTTTACTTTCGCAGTCATCTGGAATGAATTTCAATATGTTATCTCCGATAACTTGAATATCTCTTGCAAATGGATGATTTACTCCGTGCCCTATCTTACGTATGTTTAGAGCATAAGGTCGAGTAGATTCTTTAACTTCACCTATATCGAATTCTACAAAATTGCCTTCTTTGAAAGTTTTAGTGTGTTTAGTACAATTCTTCCAATGCAGATAGTACTCAACACCGTCGTCCCCTTGAATAAATCCAATTCCCGGAGGATATTTCCACATCTTAACTATTTTGCCGACCATATATGATACCTCCTTTATGCTATTTTGAGCTTTTCAAGATCCTTTTTATTAACGATTGTATCTGACATCTTCTTCTTGCCCTTTACAATTGCGTGAACTTCTTCGTCATAAGTATCATGCCCAATAATTGTATGGATTGTTACTGTTGAAGATGTTCCGATTCTGTGTGCTCTATCGCAAGCCTGTTCCTTATCACCGTCAGTCCAAGGCTCATCTAAGAAGATAAGTTGGTTAGCGGCTGTTAATGTGATACCTACGCCTGCAGCTTTTGTTGTGCAGCAGATAATTTTAACTGATGGGTCATTCTGGAATTTATTTACGATGGGCTGGCGATCTAATTCGTTGATTTCGCCTGTTATAACTACAGGATTATATTTCTGAAGCCTTTCAACTGCGGGCTTTATACCTTCTATCCAGTTGCTGTAAACAATTACTTTGTTACCTGAATATACTGCTTCTTCTACCAGCTGCTCTAATCTGTCGAGCTTAGCATTATTTTTGATGAAGCTATAAGGTCCAATACCTCCGGAAATCTGGCGAAGTCTAAGGTATGCTGCTAATATGCAATCTGTTCCTGTTTCAGAAGAATTAGCTGCAGCTACAAGTACTTTGTTGTAGAGGTTCTTCTGCTCTTCACTGAGCTCTACGTATTCATTTACGTATACCTTATCAGGAAGATCCAGAACTTCTTCTTTTGTTCTACGGAGCATGATAGAATCTAACTGACCTTTAAGCTGATCAATGTTCTTATAGCCGATAACGCTTCCCCAAGCATCAGTATTACAGAAGTGATTCTTAAATGAAGAGAATCCGTATCTCTGATAGCCCAACCACTTGAGAATTGCGAAGAGATCTAAGGGAGTATTAAGTAAAGGAGTACCTGTCATACCTACTTTGAATGAGGGCTGAAGCTGAAGCATTCCCTGACCTTCTGAGTCTGGAGATTACGACAACGATGAATTTCATCGATAGCAACCATGCTGATTATATTCTGAACGCATAACTCAGATAACTTACTTGCTATTGTTGCGTTGCGTAAAGACTCTACATTAGTGATGATAAAAAGATTGGAATCTATTTCGGGATCTCTGTTAAGAAGCTTATCTAAATCTTCGATCTTTTCTGGATTACCGCCTACTGTAAGCTTACCGGATCTCTTCATTGTTCTCATTCCGAGGATATATCCTGTTTCGTATGAATGCTCTCAATCTCTGCAAGCCAATTCCACTTGAGAGAATTAACGCAACAGATGATAAGGCAGTGCTTGAAATTCTGAGCCTTCTTGCGAATGAGAGCTAAGTCGATAACTTCTTTTGTCTTGCCCAATCCTTGGTCATCTGCAAGAAGAAATCTGCTATGATTAAGGCCATATACAATTCCCTCTATCTGATGATGCATCGGAGTTGTTTTGAATAAAGACAAATCATTTATCTCTACCTTAGCAGGGATAATATCTTCATTAGTTGTATCAAATTTAAAATTGGGAAGTGCTTTCTTAAGAGCTTCAAACTCTTTATATTCTATCTCCCACTGCTTCTTCTCTGTATCCCAGATGTGAACTCTGAGTGATTTGACTGCTTCAACTATTTTCTTGTTGTAATCAAAAGTAAGAAATACTGAGTAGTCATCAGTGCCCTGAATAGGCTTATCTACTCTAGCGTGAATTGTAGGAGAATATGAATATGTAGAATACTTGTTATCAGGCTTGTCGGATTCTTCACAAGTAACAAGTTCCATCTCTGCGAGCTTTGTTTCTACATCCGGATCGTCATCTATAGAAACGATAGCAGATTTAGGAATATATCCTACCCAAGTTGTGTTTACGAGTTTTTCTCTATAAGCTGCAATAGCCTTATTAAGATCCTCTTCAGTAGCGAAGGGATTGATATAATTATGAGATCCGCATACCGGACCCATTCCGAAATATTGAGAAATTGGATTAGTGATTGTTATACCGCAGTGCATACATCTCTTGGTAATGCGCTGCTTGATATCCCCGTGAAGCTTCATCTTTACTCTGCGAGCAGTTTCTCCGATCTTGACACCGTACATAATCATCAACGGCATCGGGATATCATTATTAAGATCCTTCATTAAAGTAAAATCAGGAGTTGACTTCTTTGTCATCCAGGACTTAACTTCGATTTTGTATTCTTTGATCTGTGACATATGTAGGTCCTCCGTCTAATAGACTATTGATATGTGAAACCATTATGATATTATAATTATATGATAAAAGATACAAAATTAAAAGAGAATCATTTAAAATTTCTGAAATTATTTTAAAATTAATGCCTTATTAATAAATTTTATTTTATTTCTTCTGCAGTTTCCATGCAGATATCGACAAACTGATTTAAAGTTTCACCAACTCTATGTTCTCTAGGTATTAAATCTGCAATATATATTGTCATACCTAAGTTTCTTGCTGAAAATTCTCCGATTACAAATGCAAGTAATTCTTCTTCGCTATCAAATTCATTGATTCCGCTAAAATCTGTCCAAGCATTTTCAAACCAATATACTTTATCATCATTAAAATAGTATACAAATGAATGGGTTTCTTGCCCTTGCCCAATATCATCAACTGCAATAAGAAATTTTGCTACAGTATCTAACCCCATGATAGATAACTCGTAATTTTCAAAAATAGCTAGGTCATGGCAAGATCCGCTTTCTTGTTCAAATACCTGTACGGGACTCATTAATCTATCGAATTCTTTGTATTCAAAATCCGACATATAATAATTTAATGATTCTGGGGAACTAAACCTCTTTTCAAACATAACTAAGCCTCCTCGCAATATATAACGATTCAGCGTTACGTGTAATCAATAGTGTAGTTAGCTGAAATCTCTTCGATTAATTCCTCATATGTGAATGTTTGCACAGGATGCACTATTGTTAAATCAGGAATGTAAAAAGTATACTGAGTGCTTAAATAGTTTACTAGGTCTTCCCATTTAATTGACACATCATTTATAGGAGACTCTATGTAATCTGAAAGTGCAGAGTTACAAACTACGTTATCACCTTCGGTATATAGTACCTTGATATAAAAGTAATTGCTGTGATTATTGCTTCTAACTTTAACCCAGATATCTTTTCCTGCATATTTATCAAATTGATTTGAATATTTTGATGAATATATCTTCATGGATACACCTGCTTTTCTTTTACTAAATCAACAAATTCATCCGTTGTTAGTAATTCTATAGGCTCTGCTATTAGCAACATATCTGCTTTAGTTAAAAATTTCTTTGTTAGAATACTAGTTACCCAATCAAAATGTTCACGTAATACTAAATCATTTCCGTCTATGGCATCTGAATTAATTCTGTTATATTGTGCATAATTGCCACCAATAGACAGTATTCTAACATACTGAAATGATATCGTTTCTACATTAAATACTTTAACCCAAAGTTCTTTTCCTTTGAAGTATTCTAGATCTAAATAACGATTTTTATTTGCGTATATCTTCATTGCTCTGTCTCAAACAATTCGTCTTCAGTTATTATTTCAACAGGCCTGCAAACAATTAAGAAATGACGACCATACCCTCGTGTAGGTATCTTTTCTCTATTATTTCTAAGAAAATTCAATCTATCTATATCAATAGCTTTAGTTTCGAACCATCCATTATTATCAATACGAAGTATCTTGGCATATAAAGTATCGGACGGACTATGCTTTGGTCTTACCTTAATCCAAACATCTTTGCCGATTACTTGTTTAAATATATCTTCATCAGGCTTTTCTTTCATTACTGGTCTTGCTGCGTATATAATCATCAGAGATCCTCCTTATGGTTTTCAAACATTTCTTCTGTTGTCAAAATTTCTACAGGTTGAACTAAAATTAATTCGTTTGTGAAGAAACGAATTGCGTGTTGGTTGTAAAAATTAGCGTCTCTTGCATTAAATCCACTATAATCCGCAAAGTTTCTAGGAACAGCGTTAACTATATATTCATTACGTTCTTTTCTTAATATACGAACCCAAGATTTACCTCCACCGCGTTTTAAAACGAGCACCCATAAATCTTTGCCAATGAATTTATCTAAGTTAGTTGAAGTTGATGCATATATCTTCATTGCTCTTTATTACTCCTTATTAACTCCATCATTTCTTCATCAGTAAAGCATTCATTTAAGTAAACGAGTCCGTCGAAATAAGATTTATCGGCAACGTCTTTTTTGAGCTTCATTCTTTTGCTTATTACTGCTTCACCATTTATCCAACTATTAATTTCCCATTCAGGAATTGATTGAAATTCGTATCCAATCCAATCTTCGCAATCATCTAAACTCTTTACTTCTTTAAGTAACTTTATATAAGAAGTATAATTACTGTTGTCAGGATTCATTACTTTAATCCACAAGCCTGTACCAACAAAATCAGCTACTTTACGTTGTCTTGATGCGTAGATTTTCATGAAAGCGACTCCTTTAGTTCGTTAGTTGTTAATACGTCATAAGGTTTAACTACGTTAAAATAATATTTAGGGAATACTTCTGAGTAATCTAATATTTCATTAAAGACTTCGCTATTAACGTGTCGCATATCAACGCAAATGTTAACTCGGTATCCTTCCTGTTTTAATTCGTCATCATATTCAGAATTGAGTATTCGTATCCATATATAGAGATCATTATATTTAGGTCCGGGTTTAGGTACGTGTGCTTTAATCCACACATCTTTGCCCACGAATCTATCAAGTTCGTTTGATTGTGACGACGCGTATATAATCATTGTTCGTTCTTTCGTTCAAATATATCTATGATTTCGTCAGTTGTTAGTGTTTCTATAGGTTCACAAACTTCATAATCATTTATCATACCGCGATCCTGCTCATTTAACAAAGTAGATAACAATTTCATTGTTGGCCTAAAGTTTTCCACTATATAAGCTTTTATCTTATTAAATATAATTATTGGAGTTCCATATTTTGAAGTACCTTTAGACAATATTCTCATGTAATATGAATGTCCGCTTGCACAATAACATTTGACCCAGATATCTTTTCCAATATAATATTCTAAATCTTCTTTAGTGTAGCTGTTAGCATATATCTTCATTACATATACCTCGTCCCGCTATTTTTTAATATTTCCATTATTTCATCTGTCGAATATACGTCTAGTTTACCATCTTCAGGTACTTCTATGTCATATAAATCATATCTTTTGATATATTCCAACCTATCAATATCTTCTTGCAGTGAAAGATAGTCTTCAGATTCATCTACCAACACAGCTGATATTTGATTACAAGTTAATGTGCTTCCAGATATATTAATTACCCTAATGTAAAATAGATTATAATCTTGGTCAATACCTACCTTAACCCACAGCTCTTTGCCTATAAAGTTTTTAAGATATTCCTGCATGCTGTCAACATTGTTTACCTTGGGTTTGTGCGTATGACTATATATTTTCATATCAAATAACTCCGCGTTCTTTTAATCTATTTCCTGCCATGTAACTTATAGTTGAATTTTGGCTATAATATAATTTTAGGAGAGTTTTATTTGAAACATTTGGATTAACACATACTAAAGATTTAATCTCAAAAGAACCATCATTTGCTAAATCATCAAGTATTTCAGCATCATCAGAATGATGTGCAAGACCAAGTCGATAATTTTCTTCTCTTTTTCTTAGATACCAAGCTGTTTCTTGTTCTGGAGTTCTTACAGCATCTGGAAGCAAGTTCTCTTCAGTAACTTTATCGTGAAATATTACTTGATTATTGAATTCTACTTTATAGGGATACGGATATCCTCCTCCAAGATCTATATCATAGATTTTTGATATCCAGAAGTCAATTCCTTTAGAATTAATTTCTTCAACGCTAAAATCCTCAGGGTCATCAAATTCAAAATATTCTTGATCCCATTCGTCATCATCTAATATAGCATCTAATATATCTTTAGATGTGAATCCATTTTCTAATATGTCTGCATTAAGTGCAGCTACTAATGCCATTTCAGGGCTACAGGCGTATCCTCTAAGTTCACTAATGTGTTCTGGTTCGTTTCCTCTACTTGCAGAACTATTTCCGTCTCCGTAATATATAGTACAGGGCTTTTCATATTTTGCGATAGCTGCTTGAATATATAATTTCATAAATTTCTCCAAGATAATTTATATACACATATAAGGTGTATACATACAAAAGGCAGATAGCCGAAGCTACCTGCCCTGTAGTATGGATACCTAAAATGAGGAATTAGGTGGCTGTTAATGAAGCAGACTGAGGAAGAGCAATCAAGTCGATTGTGATGTCTTCGATTACACCTGCTGTTCTAATAATGATCTGACCGATTACTGAGTTAGCATTTACTGAATCAAGTCCGTTGATATCAGCTGCCATTGTTACATAATAGCCAGGATCGTCAAGATCAGTTCTACCAGGAACATCTGCACCTTTTACAAGAGCACCAAGGTTAGACATTGTATCAAGAATAGGTGTAACTCCTGCGTAGAATCTGTCATAAGCATTGGAGTTGCTATACTGATATGTGATGCCGATACCTACTCTATAAACTACATCCTGAATTGCGTTGAAGATGTATCTTGTAGAAAGGTTAGCAAGTGCTTGATATGTTGCCGGAGGTACTTCAAATAATGTTGAGTTACCCCAAATGCTTGCACCAACTTCAGGAAGGTTCATAATGACATTTACTCTGCAACCTTCTCTGGACTGCCATTTATCGAGTAAGTCCTCAGGAATTGTATAATCTAACTTACCTAGCTTGAAATTTGTCTTTCTGATTGTAGGAAGAGCCCATTCATACTGGTTAGCTTGATTAAGAATCATT